GCTTGATAACGACTTTATCACCGCGCTCAGAAATTTGGTGCGACGCAGTCACGCTGCTATTACGACTGTATCCGCCCAATAAAGCAACACCAAAGCAATGATGGCGCAAATTATTGCGCCTTTATTGCTCCCAATGAAAAGAAAGCGTGCAACAAAACTAAACAACCCCCGCCAAGCCCACCGGCGGGGGTTGCGTTGACGCGCCCGATGCGTGCTCGCGCGATCCGGGTCGGTACGTCAATCGCTGAGAATTGTGTACTGAAGGTTGACGTCGAGTGTGTTCGCCCGCGCAGTCGGAGCCGTTGTGCTCAAACGAAGCAACGCAGCCTCACCAGGCTTCAACTTGATGAAGGGAACGAACGTGCCCGTTCCGGTTCCAATCTCAATGAAGTTTGCAGAACTCACGTTCCGAAAGTACGCATAGCCAGAGGTTGTAAGTGTTCCAATGTCGATGGCTGTTGCCGACGTCGGAATTGATTGAACTCCTCGAGCAATTGCGGTTCCTGCAAAGTCTGCCTGCACAAACCCTGACTCTTCAGCGGCAAAGATAAATCCCTTGCCGCAATTCAAAGACATCTGCACTGTGATTTCATTTGCCATTGGAAGTCCTCATTCAGCGAAACGATGAATACACGGGATCGGGGTACAACCCGCGATCAATATAGCCTTGCCGATCACCGTTGTGGGATCGCACCTTCGCGGAATCTAATCTTCCGTCCGTCAGAAGATTCATTCGCTCTGCCATGCGCCATGTCAGCGGGACGAGCGTGGCACGACAATTTCGACCACAAGGCGGCACACAACCTTGTCGAATAATTTCGTCGATCGTGTTCACATATCCATTCACTTGCCAGTGAAATCCGCCGTCGGGAAAATCCCCACTTGGATTGCCGCGAGTTCTCCGATCCATCACCTCGCGAATCATCCACAGTGGATAGTCCGTCTCGAAGATTGCCATTCGCGCTGGATCTGGCTGGCGATCAGTGCGCCGCTCGTCCAGAGCACCCTCTGCAATCCCAAGATTCAAGGCTCTTCGTACTTCATTGCGGGCAGTCAATTCACTTCGACGCGGCACAGTTCTCACCACCGCTCTTGCGGTTTCATCGGTCGTAATGATTTCGTGCGCCCTTCGCGCAAGCGCGGGAGCAACATCATTCGCAGCCGCGCGCCGTGCTGTTGCCGCGGGGATTCCCCGCTCAAGACTACGAAACACTGTTGCGTCGTCTTCGTCAAAGAACAGCAAGAACAAGATCGCGACCATAGTCAAGCCGTAGTAGTCGCCCAAAGTCTCGCGACGCCCAGCCGTCTCAACAACCGTTTGATGAACCATTGAGCGGGCGCGCTCAACCATTGGGGCCGAACCAATCTCGTTCGCTGAATCGAACTCTTTCCGATCCCGGAAATACAGACGGCGCCCGCGATCAAAGCTGTCAATCAAAGACTTCGCGACCTCAGTTTCCATCCTTGCCCAGTCTGCCGTTCGGTGGCCTCGAAGCCATGCCGAAGACATCGACCGCTCAACCTCACGCATCGCGCGCATCGTCTGCCTCCTTCAGAATGCTCTTCACCCACGCCCATCCCTCATCTCCACCCCATCCATTCCACGCCTGCCACCCCTTGCCCTGTTCATCCCAAGTCTCGCCCTGCTTGTCCACTTCATGGCGCTCAAAGAACGACGACATGCGGCTAATTGTGTCCATTGAGATCGACTTGCGATTTGAGAGATCTCGAGCGCGAGCAATCCCAACCTTCGTCATGCCTTGTTGAGACTCTGGCTTCGACTCGCGCACCTTGAGCGCAAGCTTTGCGTTCGCGGCGACCGCCTCCGGAGGCACAAATCCGTCTGGCTTCTCGTTCACATTCTTCATGCGACGCTTTACGACTTGCGCGGCCTGCTCTTCGCTCATCCCCTTCGCAACCAAATCCTCGATCACCTCAAGATGCGCGCGAGAATCATCGGCATGCGCCGGCTTCGCGTGTTCGCCCTTTGCGACCATGTCGTAAGCGATCGCCCACGCCTGATCGTCGGGGTAGCCCTCTTCGACGAGAATGCGATGCTTCTGAATCACCGCCTCTCCAAGTTCGCGAGAGTTGCTTGATTTGCCGCGCTTCTTCGGACTCTTTCGGGTCTTCGGATAGTCGTGAGGCCCACTCGCACAACGATTTGAGTCAGTGAATCCGCCGAACCCATTTCCACAGTTTCCCGTTGACTTCCTGCCGCGCCGGCGACGTCGGCGCGCCTCTCGGCGTAACTCCTTATCACTCATTCGCGAGAATACACCCTTTGAGTTGAGCATTGGTCCTTCATCTTCGATTTCGTCTCCCTCGATATCCGGAATGATGTCGCGAACCTTTCCAGTCAAGACAGGCTCATTCACGTCGGGAATCGCCAGGCCGACAATCTTGCGCGTCTCAGCTTCGCTCACCGTGCCGCCCAACTCATTCACGAAGATGCGGATTGCCTCAAGCCTCTTCTCCATCTCGGGACTCTCAATGCTGAATGAGAATCGCGGATATTCCTCTTGCGGACCAAAGTTCATGTCCACGATTTCGCGAACAAGAGATTGGTTGATCGTTTCCGAAAGACCTTCTGCGACGAACTTCATCTGTCGAGTGAATGTCTTCTGATGTTGCGTGCCGATGTTTGAGCCGATGCCGCTCGATACCGCTTCGCTTGTCGCGCTCTGACCGACAATCAATTCCTTGATGTTCTTCGCAAGCCACTCCGTTAGATCTGCGAAGACCTGCGCGCGCGCGGCTCCCGGCTCAAGAATCTCAATCTCATAGTCCTTCTGCCCCGGCGTTGCCCGCGGAACGACCGCACTCACATCACCGACGAGATTCCGAAGAATCTCTTCCATCTGCTCTTTGCCCTCTTTGTTCGCCATCGGGTAGTACCCAACGCGAATGCCCTGCGCGTAACGCTCTGCGTAGGTCGCCCAATTCTGAAGCACCGCTTGTTTGAGATTCCAATACCACCACACAACATCTCGGACGCCGCGACCCATGTACGCATACGCCGTCTCATAAGGGTCATCAAAGTCTGGACCTTGAACCATGTACCGATGCCACACGACAGCGCGCATCTCAAGATCCGTCAGAAGGTGAACTCGCGAATCAAATCCCTGCTGCGTCTCGCCTCCCGTACCGTCCATGTCGGCGTAATACTTCGGTCCGACTCGGATTCCAGGCTGACCTTCAACATTCACAACGAGCGTGTCTGGATGGAATGGCAACCAATCGTTGACCACCACGCGCGATCCGCGCTTTGAGTAAATCAAGTTTGCCGCGCTCGAGCCGTACCAAACCGCCTCGAGCAAATGCCGACACAAATCAGCCCATCGCGGAACACGCGAAAGAACCTCAGAGACGCGATCCGCGATCTCCTCGCTCATCACGTCTTCCGAAGATGCAGGCTTGACTTGCCACTCCAACCCCGCGATTGAAACCTGCAACTGCTGCAACGGAGCCATGCAGTCCGGATCGGACCGCATCTGCTTCATCAGAACCTTGTCCTTGCGATATGCAAGCGACGGGTTCCGCAGCATCTTCGCGACGCTCGCGTAGAACGCCCGCTGCATCTCAACAGGCAACGCAACAGGCTGGGAAACCTCTTTCGGAAGGTTCGCGCCGTCAACAATCAAATCATCCATAGAGCCTCCAAAGCTTGTTCTTCCCGCTCGTCTTCAATTCCGGAACGGCCACAAGGCCGTAGCCGGCGCGCGAACACGCCTCCATCAAATCCACAGACGCATCCACTGTGTCGTCGTGATCCCCAGCAGGAAACGTTGTCATCTCGTCGTAAAGCGCGCGGTGCTCTTGGCACAAACGCCCCTTCTCAGATCGCAAGCGGAAGCGACCGCTTTCTACAAACGCCTGCTTCTCACTTGCTCGAGTCAGCTTGTCTTTCGTGCGAATCAACGGAACAACACTCGTCGCCTCGCAGTGCATCGAAAGCTGCTGAACAAGTGCCGCCTGCGGACCATTGCCCTCCGCCATCAACACACTCACCCCACAACTTCGGCACTCGCGCGCACAGATCCGACACCACTCAGGGAAACTCACGCGCGCCCGAACAACTCGATCGACGTACATAAATCCGTCCATCGACCTATGACCAACAATCAAAACCGACCAGTCGGGATTGCCCTTCTTCAATGTCTTTTCGCTGAACGCAAAGTCAGTCGCAGCAATCACCTGCCCCGTCAACTTCACGTGCTCCGGAATCATCCCCTCATACAGCGACCGATCGAGCCAAGCGTGATCGAACACCAACTGGTCGCTCGACACAGGACTCAACTCATACGCCCTCGCATATGAGATCGGGCCGTACTCCTTCCTTAGCGTCTCCATCAACTCAGGCGGATAAGCCTCGGGCCAAGGACTATGAACGCCGCGGACAGGCCGGCGGAATAGCCCGCCCTCTTCCGCATGGAACTGCCTCCAGTCCGCCGTGATGTCGGCCACGTGGTACGGCGTTCCAAACTTCCACTGCCGAACCCGGTGCGCAGACCGATCAAGCGTCGGAAGCCAAATCGTCTTCCAAGCTTCTTTCACCTGCTCGCGCATCGCCGGCTGCTGGATTGAGTTTCTCAGATCACAAATGTCGTCCGCAATCAACAAGTCGCTGCGACCGCCCGCGCGCCCGAACACGCTCACGCTTTCCACCGTCGCATCGCGAAGAAACCGCGAACGCTTCACCGTAAAACTCGTGTTGCCCCAAGTGCTCCCATTGTCAGGCTCAACGTCAGGAAACACATTACGAAATTCTTCACTCTCCACAATCTTGCGGATCAGCGTCACCGTCTTCGTCGCCTCATCATCCGACGAACCAACGATCTTGACGCGAATCAGCGGGTTCCGACCAATCTCCCACGCAACCCTGCCCGCCATCTGATTCGTCTTCCCATGCGCTCGAGGCAACTCGCAGTACGCATTGTTGCGGTCATCCAAATGCCACTGCAAATGGTCGTGCAGCATCGCGTTCTCAAACCCAAGAACGTAGGGCACAAACCAATGCGCACTCTCGCGACAGCCAGCCCAGAACTCAGCAGGAGTCAATTCATCCGTCATCTTGAACAAGCCTACGACAAATCAGGTCGTTGCATAGAGCATACTGACCAAATTTGCAAGACCTCTTGAACAAGAGTGCAACAAAAAGTCCCGGACAACAACTTTGCATATACAGACCATGCAATTTGGCTTTCCGGGTACATGCAAGCAGCGCAATCACGGATGCTCAAGTCCGGAATCGCAAATGTTCTTGCTATACATTCGTGCAACAAAGTTCCCGAGGGGGGTAGTTCGTGGGGAGGGGGGTTTGTACCCCGGGGTACCCCCTTCGTTCCGGTGTGCTGAGTCGCGTCGATTGGCTGGGTGTTCGTTGGCGCGCCGGGGAGAGTATCGGTTCGACCCATCCGATACGCTTCGGAGAGTTTGACACGCGAGCGCTTCGCGCGTGGCACGGGATAGGACCGGAGAGGGTACGCGCGCGCGTATGTCTCTTCGCGTTCCCCTCTCTCTCATCCATCACCTATATCCGTCGCGGTTCATCCGGAATGGCGAGTGGCGCCAACCGTCGGTAGCTTCTCGCGAATCCCCGTAATCCGTCGACGTGTTCAGGATATCGCGCAAGGCTTCAGAAACAATCCGAGCGCAACCGCGATACGTGCATAGATGCTATTGCGGGCCAGTTTCGCAAGTCAAGAAATTTTTCTCCGTGCGCCAAAAAAAGAAACGGCCCGCGCACGTGCGCAAGCCGAGTCTACAACGTTTGGCGAATTCGGTTTAGACGGCGATCAATCGCGCGTCGTCGGGGCGGAGTGCGAATCCGCCGACGGCATCGACGCCGGCAAGGGATTGGAGCGGTCCTTTTCCGCGTAGGGCGACAACGACTCCGCGCGGATCGGTCGTGCGATCGTCGGTTATGTCTCCGTCGACCATGTCGAACGCCTGGCCTCCGATGCGAACCGCGCGAAACCGATCGGTTGGCGCGGCGCGGCCTATTCCGCCGACGACAATGGCGACCGTGCCGCCCGCACGAAGGTACTCCGCGGCTAGCGTTTCGTTCACGCGTTCCGACCATGAGTATACGATGCGAGTGCGACCGACCGAACCGCCGGCGCCGAGCGCAGCGCGGACCGCGGCGGGTCGTTTCGTGTACGCGTAGGCGTCGATGCCGAACCGATCGAGCAGCGAATCAACTTCGGGAATCGACTCAAACCCGATATCGGTTCCGACATTCAACCGCGCGATTGTGCGAAGCCCGAGCGAGTCCGCAAGCCGCGCCGCGCGGGCGGCGGAGCGTACCAATTCAGCGCCGGCGGCTACAGGGTGTTCCCGCATCGCGATAAGACGACGCGACCGTGCGCCGATCATGTGGTCGGCCAAACCGGCCGCAGCGAGTCCGCAAGTCCGGCCAAGTACGCAAATTTTTCCGCATTCCCCGATGGCGGGGCACGGGTTGTATCGACCTGAGTCGGCGCCAGAGGCGCCCGTAAATGCGAGGGTAACCGCCCGATTTTTCGCAAGCTTCGCATTGCCCGATTGCTCGGGCGCCGAAACCTCAAAAAGTTCGGACGGACCGAGTGTTTCGCGCATGTCCGCGATAGCGCGCCGCAGGTACGGGGCGGCGCGCCCTTCCGAATGGAACGCGGCGCGGATACCTCGGGCGAATCCCTCACGCCATTCCGACGTTTCAAACAGGGGAAGAGCGCGGGCGGCTGAGGCAGGGGAGAGAGTCGGAAGGCGAAGAGAGGGCATTGGTGTTCCTTCGGTTCGGGGTTCGGGTTAACGCGCGACGTTCGCGCGCAGGTACTCACGTTGCGCATTGTGCTCGGAGTCACACGCAGCATCGCGCGCGTCGATGCATCGGCCGGCCGAGAGGGCCGCGGCCGCGCGCGCGTAGCCGGCGGCGTCGATTGCGTTGGAGATTGCCAGGTGGGGCAGGCGCCCGCTGTAGCCGGCCGCGACGCGTTCGGCTGCGTCGGATGCGGCGCGCGCGGCTAGGCGCGCGCCCTCTGCCGACATATCCGCGCGATGCGCGCGCGCCGCGCACCATTGCGCGAAGTCGCTAAGGATGTCATGCCTGGCGGATGCGGTGCGGATTAGGTCGTCGATACGTTCCATGATGTCATTTCCTTTCGGTTCGTGTCTGTCGGTCCTGCGCCACGTTGGCATTGTAGGATCATACATAAAGGTGCGTTCAATATCGACCGATGCAAGGCAAAGCGTGAAAGTTTTCTACAATTTCTTTCCGTCCTATATCTTGCGCCGATTCACCAGATTCTTTCATCCGATGCCGAGCGTCGTTACAGTAAACCGATGCCGAGCGTCGTTACAGTAAACCGATGCCGAAGTCTTTGACGATTCGTCGGCGCCGATTCTTCGGAAGAGTCGTTAGGGTTCCGTTCGGTCGGGGCTTGTTAGGGTCGATAACTGCGACCCGTACA